CCTATTACCAGCCATGGGATAGCGTTATGGCTGTCGCCTCTGAATGGGCGAAGCTGGGCGCTTCTGTGCAGACAACCTGTAAATCGGTCAACGCAAACCATGCTGCCCACCAGGCTGTCGCCGGCGCAGTTCAGGCCGCGATCAGTAGGCTACCGCCACACCTGAGGGCGTTCGGTGACTTCATGTACTCACCGCTTGATCAGCCTATGCAGCGTGAGATGGCAGAGGCGGGAGTTTTCCGCATTGCCGTCGAGGCTTGCCAGCGGATGACACAGAAGAAGTTCGATCGCGCCGAGTTTGTCGCAAAGGGAGTGCTGTTCCGGTACCGCATGATGAACCAGGGCGGACAGGGTGGCTGCAGTGACCCGCTGGAAAAGCCGGAAGCGTTCAGGGAATGGCTGTACCAGGTGTACGGCGTGAAGCTGGACAGCCGCAACTGGGAGCGCGAGTGGCAGCCGTTCTGCGAGGCTTGTTTCGGTGCGTGCAACGACTTCGACCGGCGGGCGCTTGGGCCTGTTTCGACCGTCATAGCAGAGCTGTCAGAAGTCGCTTGACACAAATGTGCGGCTGAGAGAGCATAGATCCCATATCTCGTACTTCCCCCTGAAGAAACGCACAAGCCCTGCTCATTCGAGCGGGGCTTTTTTGTGCGCCAACAGAAAGGACCGCCATGCTTGTTCGAGAAAGGATAAAGCGCTGGTATCGGTGGTCGCAATGGAATGGGGTGAAGCTGGAGCGAATTCTTATTCACCCTGACGATGCAGATCAGGTGCCGCCGAAGTATAAGGGCCTGCCGGTGCAGGTATTCGGGGCGAAGATCGCACGGTAAGGGATGGAGTCAGCCCCGGCCACTGCGCCGGGTTTTTTGTGCCTGCTGGATAGAGCAGCGGCCAGCTCGCCGGGCCCATAACCCGGAGGTCGGCGGTTCGAATCCGTCTCCAGCATCCATTTTGTAGCCCGCCACTGAGCGGGTTTTTTCGTTTTGGCCTCATGCGTGTGGCCCAGCCATGGAGACACACAATGCCCGACATCAGCAGCGGCGTCATTGCAGGCGCAGGAGTCGCCACAGTCACCGCCGCCAGCCTGATCCCAGGCGTGAACCTTGAGGCTGTTACGGCCGCCTTCGCAGGCGCTCTGTTTTTCATGGTGTTCTCAAAGGATCTGAGCTGGGTGGCCAAGGCTGGCTACTTTGTTTTCTCTTGGATCGCCGGCTACTTCCTGTCGGCAGAGATGGTGGCGCGCGGCTGGACCGAGACCGCTGCCATTCCTGCGATGTTCGGCGGCATCTTTGCCGTCGTGGTCTGCATCAGCCTCATGGAGTGGATACAGGAAGGCAAGACGCCAGGCTGGATCGTCACTATCGCTGACTTTGTTGTCAGGGGACGAAGAGATGGCTGAACCTGCGGCACTGCCCACGCTTTCAACGCTGATCGTCTCGCTGCTTTGCGGCTCGATCTGCCTGCGCCTGGTTATGTTTCGCCGGGAGGGCGCGCGGTACCGCCCGGGCGTGAGTCTGTGCGCGTGGCTGCTTGCTGTCGGTACTGGCGGTTATTCGCTGACCGTCGCCCTTGCTCCGATCACTGGTCACCAGGTTGCACCGGTAAGCCCGTTCCTGCTGGTCGTGTTCGTTATCCTGGCGGTCATGGTATGGCGGTCGAGGGGGAATGTGGCCACGGTGCTGAGGCCGAACCATGGCTAAGCCGATGACCTGCCGTGTACTGATCAAGCGCGCCTGGTGGCTCAACTGGTATCTGGCCGGCGTTGCGATGATGTCGCTTGCAACAGGCCGCGATCCTGACTGGCAGAAGGTTGAGCGCTGGGTTTCACGCGGTATCAAGGTGCAGCTGGAGAGCACCAAGTGAGCGTCAGCCGCATCTATTCGTCCAAGCCAGTCAGCCAAGAGGTGAATGACGCCCTCAACGCCATGTGCGCCGATCTGGGCAGCGCGATAGACCAGGCGAAGGACGCGGGCGTCCCGCAAGGTCTGGTGGTCGCCATCCTGTCTGGCCTCTGGCATGAGGAGACCGCTCGAATGCTGGCGATACGGGACGCAGGCCATGACTGATCTCAAAGTGGTTCAACTCAAGCAGGAAGGCTACAAAGATCCGGCCACGGCGCTGCGCTACATTCTGGAGCAGCTTGAGTCAGGCGAAATTCAGCCGTGTGACATCGGCGTTCTGGTCATGATGGACCAAGAGGGCGCGGTAGAGACGTTCGGCTTCGGCCCTAAATCAGATGACCTGCAAACGCTTGGCCTGCTGCGCCTCGGTGAGCAGATCGTGATTGATACAGCGTTCAGCCCGGAGCAGTGATGGCCGGTGACGTGGTGGACATGTCAGAGCGCATGCCGCACCTGTGCATACAGACCAAGAGCGGCGCATCGGTTATGCCCGTGTCGCTTGTTCGCGATGTGGCAACTGGTCGGCAGTCACCTGAAGCGCTTGGTGATGAGGTGCTGATGAGGATTGTGGGCGAGTGGCTAGAGTTCATTCAGGGCGGCCCCAAGCCATGAACCAAACGCGCCCACGCCCGCCAGAGTCCCTGCGAGAAGAGATATTCCAGACCCTGCAGCCAGCCGAGGGTGTGTGGGAGTGGATCACCGATGAAGTCCTGTCCAGCACCGGCAGCATCCATAACGAAGACCATGCACACCTGCTGGATGCGGATATAGCAATACTTTGGGCCGCAACAGGCTTCGGAAAGCGCGGGCGCACGGTCATTGGCCAGGCAGAGCAGGTGGCGTTCCGGGTCGGCGGGTGGCAGAAGGCCCGGCAGGAGCAGCAGATGCGGGAGTGGTTCGGGCGAGAGCCTGCTTTCCTGATCACGCTGGCGGCCGATTACTGCGACCAGTGCTCAGATGCTGAGTTCTGCGCCCTGGTTGAGCATGAGCTGTACCACATACGCCAGAAGCTCGATCAGTACGGTGCGCCGAAGTTCACCCAGGACGGACTGCCCGCGCTCGAGCTGTGCGGCCACGACGTGGAAGAGTTCGTTGGTGTGGTTCGCCGATACGGCGCAAGTACAGAGGTTCAGCAGATGATTAACGCTGCTGCAAGCACGCCAGAGGTGGCGCAAATCAATATCGCGAGGGCCTGCGGAACCTGCCTGCTCAAGTCGGCCTGATCACTGACAGGTTTTGACGGATGACAATCATATGGCAGCAATGCGAAGCGAGGTCAGGGCGTTCATAGTTCAGGCGCTTGCATGCTTCGACACGCCGTCACAGGTGGCCGAGGCAGTCAAGAAAGAGTTCGGGCTAGAGGTAAGCCGCCAAGCGTGCGAGTCTCACGACCCAACAAAGTATGCTGGTCGCGGGTTGGCCAAGAAGTGGGCGGACATGTTTCACGCCTGCAGAGAGAGGTTCAAGGAAGAGACCCAGGACATTCCCATTGCCAACCGAGCGTACCGGCTGCGGGCGCTTGGCAGGATGGCGGAGCGGGCGGAAGGCATGCGCAACATGGCGCTGACGGCTCAGCTGCTTGAGCAGGCCGCGAAGGAAGTTGGCGACGTCTATGTAAATCGCCACGCAAAGGCTGAGGCAGACCCAAGCGACATTGTGCCTGCAAGAGTTGAAGTGGCGATCGTAGACGCCAGGAAGCGTGATGCCGACGCTTAATGTGCCGCAGGGTGAGTTCCTGGCCATGCCGCACAAGTTCCGCGGCTTCGTAGCTGGGTTTGGCTCGGGCAAGACTTGGGTAGGCGGTGCAGGTATCTGCAAGCATGTCTGGGAGTGGCCGAAGATCAACTCGGGCTACTTCGCGCCGACCTACCCGCAGATCCGGGACATCTTCTTCCCGACGATCGAGGAAGTGGCTTTTGACTGGGGGCTGAAGGTCAAGACCAAGGAAAGCGACAAGGAAGTCGAGTTCTATGCTGGCGGCCGGTATCGCAGCACCACCATCTGCCGGTCCATGGAGAAGCCGCAAACCATCGTCGGGTTCAAGATCGGCCACGCCTTGGTTGATGAGCTGGATGTTCTGCCGGTGCTCAAGGCGCAGCATGCTTGGCGCAAGATCATCGCCAGGATGCGTTACAAGGTAGACGGGCTGAAGAATGGCGTAGATGTCACCACGACGCCGGAGGGCTTCAAGTTTGTCCATCAGCAGTTCGTGAAGCAGCTTAGGGATAAGCCGCACTTGGCCGGGCTGTACGGGCTGGTTCAGGCGTCCACCTTCGACAATGAGCTGAACCTGCCGGATGACTACATCCCGTCGCTGATGGAGTCGTATCCGCCGCAGCTGATCAGTGCTTACTTGAAGGGCCTGTTCGTCAACCTGACCTCCGGCACGGTGTACCACGCCTATGACCGGAAGCTGAACGGCACGGATGCGGAGCACCTGCAGGGCGAGGCGCTGCACATCGGAATGGACTTCAACGTCGGCAAGATGTCGGCAATTGCGCATGTGCTGCGTGAAGGCCTGCCATTCGCTGTAGATGAGATCACCCAGGGTTACGACACCCCGGACATGATCCAGAAAATCAAAGAGCGCTATTGGCGCTTCGATGGCAACACGTACCAGAAAACATGCGAGGTGCTGGTTTATCCGGACGCCTCCGGAGACTCGCGCAAGTCGGTCAACGCCAGCGTTACCGATCTGGCCCTGCTCAAGCAGGCGGGCTTTCATGTGAAAGCGCCGGCAGCGAATCCACCGGTTAAGGACCGGGTAAACGCGATGAACGCGATGTTCTGTAACGCCAAGGGTGAGCGCCGGTACCGCGTCAACGCGGACAAGTGCCCGATCTACGCTGACTGCCTTGAACAGCAAATATGGAACGACAGCGGCGAGCCCGATAAGTCGCAGGGCGCTGACCATGCCAACGACGCTGGCGGGTACTTCATCCACAACCAGTTCCCGATCATCAGGCCTGTTACACAGTCCACCCCACTCAGGATGTAACCATGAGCAACGATCCAAGCAAGACAACGCCAGCTGTCGACGCGATGCGCGAAGACTGGGCGGTTGTCGATCCGCTCATGAATGGCACCAAAGGCATGCGCGCAGCTGGCACGGCCCTGCTGCCGAAGTGGCCGAAGGAAGATGCTGAGGCGTACAAGGCGCGACTGAGCGCCTCGACCCTGCTACCTGCTTACTCCGAGACTGTGGCCAGCATGACCGGTCGGGTGTTCGCTAAGCCGGTTACCGTTGGCGAGAACGTGCCGGCCAGAATCGTTGAGCTGACCGAGGACATCGACCAGCAAGGCAACAACCTGCAGGTCTGGTTGCAAGAGTTCTTCAGCATCGGTCTGTCACGCGGGATCTGCTTTGCGCTGGTCGACTATCCGCGCGCCGCGGGCATTCGCACCCGGGCAGACGAGATTGCTGCTGGCGTTCGCCCTTATTCGGTCATCATCAAGCCAGAGCAGGTGCTTGGTTGGAAGTCCGTCGGCCAGGCTGGCGGTCAGGTGCTGACGATGTTCCGGTACCTGGAGTCGGTCGAAGAGGACGACCCGGAGAACGAGTTCGTCAGCAAGACCATTCAGCAGGTTCGCGTGCTGGAGATCGGCAAGTGGTCGGTCTGGCGCAAGCGTGAGGTTAACGGAAAGACGGAGTGGTTCGTCTTTGAAGAGGGCGTCACCACGCTGCCTCTGATCCCGCTGGCCGTGCTGTACACCAAGCGCACCGGCTTTATGACTGCCAAGCCGCCGCTGATGGAGCTGGCGCACCTCAACATTAAGCACTGGCAGAGCCAGAGCGATCAGGACAACATCCTGCACGTTGCGCGCGTACCGCTGCTGGTGGCGATCAACCCGGGCGATACCGTGGATGCCACAGGCAAGATGGTGCCGTGGGAAATGACCATTGGCACGTCCTCCGCCACCCGCATGGGGCCGGATGGTGATCTGAAGTACGTTGAGCACACCGGCAAGGCCATTGAGGCGGGCCGCGTGTCGCTGCAGGACCTGGAAGCCCAGATGCGAATGGCCGGCGGCAAGTTGCTGCAGCGTGAAGACTCTGGCACCAAGACCGCGACTCAGGCAGACGAAGAAGCGGCGCAAGACAACAGCCCGCTGGAGACGATGGCGGGCCGTCTGGAGGATTGCGGAGACCAGATCCTGCAGCTGTTCGCCATGTGGCTGAGCCTGCCGGACGGCGGGAACATCAAGGTCAATGGCAACTTTGATGCGGACTTCATTCCCGAGGTGACACTGCCGATGCTGCTGAACATGCGCAACTCGGGCGCACTGTCGGACGAAACGCTCTTCAACGAAATGCTGCGCCGCCGCGTGGTCTCCGATGACCTCAAGTGGCAAGACGAGAAAGAGCGCATCGAGCAGCAGGGGCCGGCGCTGGGTAGCATGTAATGGCTACCGTTAACGAGCAGATGCAATCGGCGTCAATCAGCCATCAGGTAGACCTGCAGCAGTACAGCAACGCCGAGGTCCGCAAGATCATGGCGCTGCTGAATCGCGCCGATGCTGACTTGGCGGCGCGCCTGGCTGATGCAGTCGCCCGCATGGACGGCCAGAGCTTCACCGTCCAGTACCTGGAGCGCATGCTTGCCTCAGTTCGAGAGCTGAATGCTCAGACAATGGCGTCAGTTGCCGAACAGGTGACCACTGACATGGTGGCGCTGGGGCAATACGAGCTGGACTATCAGGACAGGCTGTTCACCACGGTTATTCCGGCCCCAGCCTTGGCGGTCGCGCCGCTGGCCGGCGTCACGCTGGAGCAGGTTCGCCAGATTGCATTTAGCCGCCCGTTTCAAGGCAAGCTGCTGTCGGAGTGGCTGAGCGACATCGAGGCCGCCAGGGCTGCCCGCATTCGTGATGCGATCCGCGTTGGCATGACCAGCGGCCTGACCAATGACCAGATTGTCCGCAGCATCATGGGCATCCGGTCAGAGGGTTATGCTGACGGCCTGCTGAATCGGTCACGGCAGGACATCGAATCGATGGTGCGGACTGCCATCGGCCATGTGTCGCAGGGTGCGCGAGATCAGTTCTATGCAGCCAACGATGATCTGGTCGCTGCGGTCAAGTGGCTGAGCACCTTGGATTCGCGCACATCGCCAGATTGCCGGCTGCGCGACGGGTTGCGTTACAGCAACGATCACAAGCCGGTCGGGCATTCAGTGCCATGGCTGGCAGGCCCGGGGCGTATCCACTGGCAGTGCCGGTCTACATCAACGCCGATTATCACGCTCTGGGAGGAGCTGGGCCTGACGCCCGAGGAAATCGGCGAGGCTGACCGGGCCAGCATGGATGGACAGGTGCCGGAGTCCATGAGCTATGGCGACTGGCTGAAAACCCAGAGCGCCGAGCGCCAGGACGAGGTGCTTGGCCCCACACGCGGGAAGCTGTTCAGGGAGGGTGGGCTGACCCTTGATCGGTTCTACAACGACCGCGGGCGCTACCTGGACCTGGACCAGCTGCGAGAACGCGACGCGCGGGCCTTTGAGAAGGCGGGAATTGCGGCGTAACATCAGCGCATGACCGACAAGCGCAGATTTACCGTCATTGACGGAACGCCAGCACCCGACACGCCAGCAGAGCAGGTGCGCAAGCGCGTTCGCGCCATGCCAAGGCCAAAAGCCATGCCCCAGTGTGGTCGGTGCGGCGGGCGTGAGTACATCGAGGCCAAGATCGGTATCGGCAAGTCAGTGACCAAGCAGAAGCTGTGCGTGCTGTGCCTGATGCAAGGACAGAGGGTGGTGATGGGGTAGCCCATGCCGCCATGAACATGAAATGAAGCCCGCCCATAGCGGGCTTTTTTGTACCCCGAAACCTCGGCACCCGCCGGGGTTTTTTTATGCCCGCGTTTCGGATGAAACAGGGCGCAACGGGCCGGATGGCCTATCAGATGGGCGGATGCCCGAGGAAATACACCATGCCTTTCAAATTTGATGCTGATGGCCACATCGTCCTGCAAGAGGTCAACGGCCAGAAACTGCCGGTCTTCACTGGCGCCGACGGCAAAGAAGCCCCTTTCGATGCGGACAGCACCGTCGCAACCATTGGCCGCCTGAACGGCGAGGCCAAGGGTCACCGCGAGCGCGCCGAGGCCGCCGAGGGCAAGCTGAAGAGCTTCGAGGGGATCGAAGACCCGGCAGCGGCGCTGAAGGCGCTGACGACCGTCAAGAACCTCGACGAGAAGAACCTGATAGCCGCAGGTGACCGCGACAAGGCTGTCTCCGAGGCGGTGAAAAGCGTTGAGGAAAAGTACGGCCCGGTGGTCAAGGAAAACGAGACCCTTAAGGGGCAGCTGAACAACCATCTGATCGGTGGTGCGTTCTCTTCCTCCAAGTTCATCGCTGAGAAGTTTGCGGCCGAGGGCCCGGCCGGTGTCGAGATCGCCCGCGCACTGTTCGCCAACAGTCTCAAGGTCGAAGACGGCAAGGTCGTTGGTTATGACGCCCAGGGCAACAAGCTCTACTCGCGCACCCGGCATGGCGAGCTGGCCAACGCAGAAGAGGCTATCGAACTGCTGGTCGAAGCCTATCCCTACAAAGACCACATCCTGAAGGGCTCTGGCGCCAATGGCGGCGGCGCTCCGAACGGTGGTGGCGGAAACAACGGCGGCAAGAAGTCCATGAGCCGCACCAGCTTTGACGCGCTTTCTCCGCCTGATCAGGCAGCGTTTGCGCGCGAAGGCGGCGTAGTCAACGACTGACGCCGCAATCATGCCGATGCCCGGATGGGGGTCGGTGCTTGGGTCGGATGGCCCGGAAGTCTGAAAACTCAATCATCGATCTGAAATCAAGGAGCCTTCAAATGGCCAACACTCTGACCGGGCTGGTGCCCACTCTGTACAACGCGCTGGACGTGGTGTCCCGCGAACTGGTCGGCATGATTCCTGCCGTTTCCTCTGACATGACCTACGATCGCGCTGCTGTAGGCCAAACCGTGATGTCTCCGGTTGTTGGTTCTGCCACTGCTACCGACATCACCCCGGCCGTTACTCCGCCGAACGACGGTGATCAGACCATCGGCAACGTGCCGATGACCATCACCAAGGCTCGCCGTGTCCCGATCCGCTGGAACGGCGAAGAGAAGCGCGGCCTGGACAACAATGGCGCAAGCTACAACGTCATTCTGTCCAACCAGATCCAGCAAGGCATGCGTACTCTGGTGAACGAGATTGAGGCTGACCTGGCTGCTCTGCACGTCAACGCCTCCCGCGCCTACGGCACCGCCGGTACTGCCCCGTTCGGCACCGCTGCCGACCTGAGCGATTCCGCTGGTGCTCTGCGCATTCTGGAGGAAAACGGCGCGCAAGGCCTGGACTTCCAGCTGGTGCTGGGTACCGCGGCAATGGCTAACCTGCGCGGCAAGCAGTCTGTCCTGTTCAAGGTGAACGAGTCGGGCCGCGAGGACATGCTGCGCAATGGCATCACCGACCGCCTGCAAGGCCTGGCTCTGCGTCAGTCCGCGCAGATCAAGACCTTCACCCCGGGTACTGGTGCGTCCGCCACCACCAACGCTGCAGGTTATGCCGAGGGCGCCACCGTCATTACCCTGGCATCCGCGGGTACCGGCACCGTTCTGGCTGGCGACGTGATTACTTTTGCTGGCGACAGCAACAAGTACGTCGTAGCCAGCGGTGACACCGATGTATCCGACGGCGGCACCATCACCCTGCAAGCACCGGGTCTGCGTCAGGCCATCCCGGCATCGGCCACCAACATCACTGTGATCTCTGCCAGCGCGCGCAACATGTTCTTCGCTCGCTCGGCGATCGCTCTGGCGACTCGCGCACCGGCCCTGCCGGAAGGCGGCGACAGCGCGGTGGATCGCATGATCGTGACCGACCCGCTGACCGGCCTCAGCTTCGAGGTGTCGATGTACGCCCAGTACCGCCAGATGCAGTTTGAGATTGCTGCAGCCTGGGGCTGTGCTGCGGTGAAGAAAGAACACATCGGCCTGCTGCTGGGCTAATCCCGTTTGCCGGGGCCTCCGGGCCTCGGCCTCTTTCTGGAGCAACGCATGAAAACCATCAAGGTAAAACCGTGGGGCAAGGATCAGGGCGACCACGTCGTCATCAACGAGTCCGACTACGACCCGAAGGTTCACAAGCTGCTGGACGAGGCTGACGACAGCGACAAGCCATCCAAAGGCCTCACTGTTGATCAGATTCATGACGCGCTGAAAGCCAAGGGCATTGAGCCCCCTGAAGGCGCCAAGAAACCTGATCTGGCCAAGCTGCTCGACGAGGCTGAGTAATGGCTTTGGTGATCGAGAACGGCCAAGTGGTTGACGGGGCCGACAGCTACGTCACTGCGGCTGAGCTGGTCACCTATGCGGCCAATTACGGTCTGACCATCCCCGCCACGGAAGGCGAGCAGGAGGCGCTGCTGCGCCGCGCCTATCTGCAAATGAACACCCTGCCATGGAAGGGCTGGCCGGTTAACCGCGACCAGACGGGCGCATGGCCGCGTTACGGGGTGCTATCGAACGGGTATGAGCTGCCATCGGACGTTATCCCGCGCCAGGTCAAGCAGTGCCAGATGGCCATGGCGGGAGAAATCCATGCTGACGACATCGACCCGCCAGAGCTGCGCAAGGGCGCCGTTATCAAGGATCGGGTCGAAGGCGCGGTAGAGCGTCAGTACGGCACGGCCAAGGCCTCTCGCTCGACACCTGTGGCTGGCAGGCAGTCGCTCGCCAACGTGGCCGGCCTGCTTGAGTCGTCCTGGCAGATCCCGATGGTGCGCGGCTGATGGCTGGCTTCTACGACGAAATGGCCACGGTCGCCCTTGAGCTCATCAGCGAGTTCGGCCAAGCCGGCCAGATCAAGGACGAAGTGCCGGGAAGTTACGACCCGGTTACCGGTGACGAGACGGGCGGCAGCACGTCGACTCAGGGCGCCCAGATGATCCTGCTGGATTACACCCTGCAGGAATCGGGTATCAAGTACGCCGAAGGAACCGAGGTGAAGGTGGGGGATAAGAAAATCCTCATCGCCGCCAAGGGGCTGGCCAGTGCGCCCCTGATGACCAGCCTAATCCACGCCGATGGCGCTGACTGGCGTGTCGAGAACATCAAGGTCTCCAACCCGGCCGGCACTCCGCTGGTCTATGAAATCCACGGGCGCAAGTGATGAGCTTCTCAGGCGATATTCGCAATTTCGCAAAGGACGCGACCGAGGCGCACAACAAAATCACGCGCGCCGCGACGCTGGAGCTGTTTGGTGGCGTGATCAAGTCGACTCCGGTTGACACCGGGAGAGCCAGGGGCAACTGGCAGACAGCGGTCGGAACACCGCCGACAGACGAGCTTGAGCGCGACGACAAGAGCGGCGCTCAGGCCATTGCCGAGGTGGAAGCCAATACTCCTCCCGGCGCCGGCCAACAGACCTACATGGTCAACAACCTGCCGTACATCTTCGCCCTGGAAGAGGGCAGCAGTACGCAAGCTCCCGAAGGGATGGTTCGCAAGAACGTCGCCCGGGTGCAACGCATCGTCAATGCGGCAATCGCCAAGTTCAAGGTCTGAATCATGTCCGAACTCAAGATCAACGCCGCCCTGGTGCAGGGGCTGACGGCGGCAGCGCTCGGCATTCCGACGGGCAACGAGGGGAAGAACTTCGACCCGCCTGCGGTCACCCTGCCGTGGGCGAAATGGCACAACCTGCCTGCATCCACTGACGTGGCCAGCCTTGGCGCTGGTGGCGTGGATGAAACAGTCGGGGTGTTTCAGGTCGATCTGAACTACCCCATGAATGACGGCACCGGGAACATCCTGGCCGCCGTTCAAAAGCTGCGCAATTACTTTGTCGCCGGGCGCCGCCTGGTCTATGACGGCCAGTGCGTCCATGTCGACAGGGTAACGCGCGGCAATCTCCGGCCGGTCGACGGCTGGCAACGCATCAGCGTATCGATCTACTACAGCGCAACAACCATCAGACCGGAGGTATCACCATGAGCTGCTTTGCTAACGGCTCCGCCACGAAGCTGTACTACACACTCGAGTTCTCGACCATGACGGCCGCTACCATCAGCGCCACTGCGTCCGGCTCAACATTTTCTGACTCTGGCGACGGGTTTATCAGCTCTGGCCAGTTTGACGTTGGACACATCATTGAGGTGTCTGGCTTCGCAACCGCGGCCAACAACGGCAAGTTCAAGGTCGCCACCGTCGCTGCTGGCACGATGACCGTGACGGACGTCAACGGCGGCGCGGTAACGCTGGTCAACGAAGCTGCTGGCGAAATTGTCACCATCAGCCAGGACGGCGGCATTCCCGCTAACCCGGAACTCAAGCCGGTGCGCTTTGTCACCCAGGGCCTGACCCCGAACGTCAACCAGATCGAATCCGCCGAGATGAATCCGTCTCGCCAGCGCCCGCCGAGCCGCGGGGGTAACTACAGTGTGGCTGGCGAGATCGCTGCAGAGGTGAGCTTCGGCAGCTTCTCCGACCTGATCGAAGCGGCATTGCAGGGCACCTGGGCATCCAATGAGCTGATTGTCGGCTCGACCGAGCGCAGCTTCGCCTTCCTTGAGCGTCACACTGACATCAACGTCGACTACATCTATCGGGGCTGCAAGGTTGGCACCATGGCCATCAGCGCCCCCTTGGGCGACAAGGCCGGCATTACCTTCAACATCCTCGGCAAAGGCGCGGCCAAATACACCGTGCCGGCCGGTGCGACCTTCGCTGCAGCCACCACCACCGACATGATGGTGACCACCAACGGCTCATTCACCGAAGGCGGCACCGCGATTGCCTACGCCACCGAGTGGAGCGGCACCATCGATAACGGCATGGAGGCGTCCTTCGCCCTGTTCAGCCGTGAGGCCTACTGCATCAGCAACGGCGTGGCCACCGTCTCTGGCAGCATG